TACAGCAGCACTAGAAACTTCTACATAAAAACCAAGACGATTGTTTGTTCCGTCTACTTCAATCTTGTTAAGAAAATCAAGATCACCAATCTTAAAAATATTACCACCTTGTCCAGCAGAACCGTCATGTCTGTGACCTGTATTTACTGCACTGGTAGATGAGTAAGCAAAAGAGTTTACTAATTGGTTGTACTCGTTATTAAACAACGATGCTGAGATAGTATCTCCATCAGCGAATGTACTTTGTCTGGTATAGCTCTGAGCCATCTATTATCTCCTTCCTGATGGAGTGTAGTCTATATAAAGACCATTCACTGTATATGGCGATTGTTGATCTGAACTTGTTACAATAAAACTTACGGTATGTCCACTGCCCTGTACGGTTTGACGTATCAAAGGATCTGAAGAGGCTCCAAATACATTGGTTCCTAATATGCCTGATCCAAAAATACTAGGTAGTGGAATACTATCTAATACATAATCTAAAGGTTGTGCGATAAGAGGATCTTCATAGTCATAACGCACACGTAATGTAGGTTGTACCGATCCTTCAGGACTCATAGAAATGCGTACATAACGCATAGTCTTTTTAGTACCTACATCACCAAAGTCTAAGTTAGGTGTTTGATAAGCTGCTGTTACATCAGTAGCAGTACCTCCATAGTCAAAAGAGTTACCGCTATCATGATTATAAATATAACCGTCAGTATCTCCATGCCATGTTTGCTCAATACCATCAACATCTAAATCTGATGTTAATGCTGTAGCTTTAATTCCTAAAGTTTCTGAATACTGAAAACCTTCATTAGTCAGCGTAGCAATAATGCCCTTTGCAGCGGCGTTAGCAGTACCGTTATTATTATAAAATAATCTGTATTGTGATTTACTTCTAAGTACAGCACTGGTTATATCTAAGTTATCAATGTTAGCTGCAATACTTTTAATCGTAGGCTGAATAGGTCTACTTACAGTTCCTAACTCAACGTCACCAATTCGTACCGTACCTGCAACGGTTCTAAGACCGTCAGGACTCAAAAATAACAAGTCACCTGCAATTTCCTGAATGCTTTGTGCATCCATGCAACCTACGTTTTTTGTTACTGGTTGAACTGTAATATTTTGAGAATCATTAATGTTTAACAGTTTAAAAATACTATTCTTACAAAAGATAATAAGATCACTTCGGAAACTAGCCAAGCCTACTACTTGGTCTTCAAGTACAATAGAGCCTGCACCAGTACCTGTAAAGTCATCAGGATCATTA